TGTCTTTCTTAAAGCGTTCCCCGTTTAGTAGTGTTATCTCGCTCATCTTAAGTCTGCTTCAAAACAAGTTCCACTACAATAATCTGCTAACTTTCTAACCTCTGTACCACACATAGGGCATGAATACTCAGGTTCTTCGTTATACTTTAACCAATCGCTATAATCCATATTTATTCTCTTTTAAATTCTCTAACTCTTTCTCTACTCGTCTTGCACGTTCCACAGCTCTAATCCCTGATTGACGTTCCTCTCGTAATATACGCTTAAAGCTGTATCGTTCTAACTCTAATTGATTGATATAGAACACGAGTCGTACAGCTGCTTCTGATACCTTTTGCAGTTCCTCATTGTCTGACTTCTTTTGCCACTTGCTGATCGCTTCTAAAATCTCAGCAGAGTCTATCATATATTGTAACTGACCAAAATCCATATCAAGCATATAATAATTCCTACAAGTCCTATCTGTGCAAAGTCTATCTTCATAACCCTAAAAACTTTTTGGCTTTAGCCCACCACACATTTTGAGTGTAGTATAAGTTAAACTCTGTCTGAGTCATTACTTCTATCGTTTCGCCTTTGTTGACGATATATAATCCTGTGGGTGTTATTTTGAAAACCATGCTAATAGAACGTAAGTGATTAGTAATATATCTAAGATGGCTACCCAAAAGGCAACTGTGATAGCAATAACGTACATAGTACCCTCAATGCTATTTATGTAATTGAATAATTTTCTCATATAATCGTTTTAATGTTATACAAATATAATAAAAAAATGTTAATAAAGCAAATTCATATATTAAGATGCATTATTGTATTGATCTTGTTTATCGTTTCTTGCTTATCTACAATCCCTTTGTCATCGTAGTAAACATAAACGTAAGGGGCAAACATACGTGCGTAGTTATCGTTCTTTACTTTGTGGTTTGCCTTTGCTCTGTTTTGGTAAGCTGTGTTCATCATCTTGTATGAGATGGGTTTTATCTGTATCCCTAACACAATGTAATCGTCTTTTATAACCTCAGCATCTATGCAATAAGTGTGGTCTTTCTCAAAGTCTGTTTTGATTATATCTATATTAGTAAACTCTTCTTTAAGTTCGTCTATAATGCTAAGCTCCTGTTGGTAACCGTTCCAAGTCTGTCCTATCACACGATAGAAAACATATTGCTTTACCTGCTCAAGTGGTATCCATTGATTTTTTAAGTGGATGCGTTGGCTTACATAGGATAGTTGTTTAAACCCTACTGAGCATTTGTACGAGTACTCCCAATCCTTATGCGTTTTGCTTTCGTGGTATTTATAGAAGTCGCTTATTAGCTTCATACACTTACCTACATACTTAGTCTGAAAAAAGTGATTGACACTCTTATCCTTGTTTAGCTTTCGGTACAGGGCATCGTCTAAAGGTTGCTTGTACTTATAAGACATATATCTTGTTTATTTGGTATATCCATTCCTTAATACGCTTTGGCGAACAGGTGCAGGGTTCGTGGTATTTATGAGCATATAGATCAGCGTGTAATTCGCATATCAGTTTATAATGCTTCTCGGTCATGTTACCACTTAGAAGCGTAGCATAGGGCTTCCACCTTTGCTTTTGCTCTTTGGTCATTTGTCCTTTTGGCATCCTAAAATTTTATGTTATTCCACTTGTTTCTGCGTTCATCACAGCCACAATCTCTACCCCTAAGTTTGGATATCTTCTTATATATATAGCGAATCCCTGTGTATTTTGTAAAATAATATACTAAATCTCCTAATCCCATTGCGTTTCTAATTTAATTCTTTTAAATATATTTTTGATTTTTCTGTTAGTCTTATAGTAGTTTGCTTTTTTTCTTTTGCACAATTCAGTTAAATTAAAATCAAAATCTATATATAATTCTATAAGTTTTTTTTCATCCTCTCTTAACCTATCAACACTTTCTTTTATGTCTGTAAAATGAATTTTATTTGATATGTGTGTGTCACTTGTAAGAGATTCTAATAAAAATTTTTTTGTAATGTTAGCTTTGTAATCAGGCATCATATATAAATAATAAAAGTCCATATCATATAAATTTAAAGTATCGTCAATATAAAGTGTGTATTTTTTTTTCGAAAAAAATCTATAATAGTACAAAACATTATTTTTTTAAAATAACCTATATGTATATCATCTTCATAATATACAGGTCTTTTTAAATATTTTATGTAAGAATCTTGCAATAAATCCTGCCTATCTTGTTGAGATAAAAAATTACCTTGTAAAAACTCATTAATTAATTTATGCCATAATTTTTCCTTATGAATTAATTGATGTGATATTTTACTTAATCCCATTCTATATTGTTTTTGATTAATTGTTTAACATTCTTATAGGTATTATATAGAGAATAGTAAGATATGTTTGTTTTTCTTGCTAACTCTGCAATAGGCATACCACCACTAATAATCTCAAATACAGTCCTATCATACCAAAAGGTTTTATCAAGCAGGTTATCCATTTGCTTCATAGCACCACAGACATCTGTTTGTTTTGTTTCTCCTTGCTCGTCTATAAACTCAGACAAGGTGTCTATGTTAGTTTTTATTATTTTCTTTTCCTTTCGGTGCAAGTCAATGAATAAACCCCTGAGCTGTTTGTAAATGTAATAATAGTTTATCTCGTCATTATAAGATATGTCTATCCCTTTTTGGATATACTTGTGCATCATAAGATACATCTCCTGTACTATATCTTCTGCTACTGATTCCTTGCATCCAAACGATAACACGATTCTATGCCAATCTTCGTGCTTCTCTGCAATCTTCTCTAATGTGGTTTTCAAAATGGTAAATCTGTTTGTTCTTTGGTATTGTAAGTTACTAAATTTTTTCCATCTATTTCAAAACCTACATTATTTAAGATGCTTCTAAACTTTACGGGATCGTCTATCGGCGTGGGCTTATAGCCCAATTCTTGGTTTTTTACCTTGGCTGAAAAAAGGTTTGAGTATATCCAATCCGTTTCGTGGTATATATACCTATGTATAATTAAGTAATCATCAGCACGATTGACAGATTGCCCACCCATTTCAGAATCACTTGCCATTGGTGGTATTGGATGCCCTGAGTAATAATGCCCTTGTGGGTGTCTTTTCCTTAGTGCTTCTGTTACTGCATGAACACATATCCAAGTTGTTATATTATGTTGTTTGCAGAAGATTCGTATATCAGTAAGACTTTCGTAGCTATACTCATAGCTGTTTGAGTTCTTAGGGATATCCTTTTTTAAACTGTTTAAAGGATCAATTAAGAACCCTTGATAATCCCACGCCTTTTTTATTGAAGTAGCAAGTTCTAAAAGGTCTTTGTAAGTGTATGCTTTCTCAGCATCTACAAACTTAAAATGATTAAATACCCAATCGTATTGCTTTTTAAAGTCCTCTTTCTCTATTTGGTTAATGGGTTTGCCCTCTGCAAATTCTATAAGTTTACGTATAAGTGCATAGGGTTCGTTCTCACTACTAAACACAAGCCATCTTACGTTATGCTTTAGTGAGTATAAGAACATTAAATAAAATACTAAGTGTGTTTTACCTGTATTGGCGTGCCCCAAAACAAAATTTAGGTTTCCAAAAACGAGTCTAAAGTGGTTGTCTAATCTATCAACCCCTAAGCGTAAACCCTCGTTTGCTTTTCCTGCACGTATATCATTGAGTTTCTTTAAATGTTTGTCAAAGTTTATTAGCATTTGGTAAAGTTATAAAAAAAAGGGGCTATAAAGCCCCCTATGATTAAAATGGTAAATCTGCTCTATCAGGTGCGTGTTCTTTAGCTTCTACACCCTCAGCTTGTTTGTGGATTTTCCACGCTTGTATTGTGTTGAATACCTTGACATCGCCCTGTGGGTTAGTCCACTCACGTCCTCTAAGGTTGTACTGAACCTCTACGTGATCGCCTTCTTTGTATTGGTCTAAAGTCGTGCATTTGTCATTTGAAAATACAACACTTAATATCTGTGGATATTGCTCTTTAGTGTTTAATACAAGTTCTCTAAATTGATAATTACCTTTTGTAGTTGTTTTCCCTACTCTATTTACTGTTCCTATAATGCTACCCATTGTTTACAAAATTTATAAGTTTAGTTGCATCTGCTATAACTGTTTCAATATCTGCATTTGGTCTTGATGCGTGAAAGTCCGCAGCAGCTTTTACCATACTTTGACGAACAATAATCTGTTCTCTGTTTGCAGGCGGTGCTGCTTGTATGGGTTTATAGATGAGCTTCGCTGTGTTGTATTGCTCATTCGTTACTTCAAAGTCGATAGTTTCGCCTACCTGCTTTTTAAATTCGCCTTTGGCTAAAAACTGATAGTTGTTGCCATTTGCGAGATACACCTGATACTTATTAAAAGTACCTGATGCGTTTGTATAAGTACCTTTCGGTTCTATTTGAGTGATTTTACTCTGCATAATATATTTCTATTTGTTGTTCTAAAATTTCTATATGAGCTTCTAATTCTAATATTCTATTGCTCATACTTTCTATTCTTGTCCTATCAAAGTCCTTCATGAGTTCCGCTATATAGTTTATATCTCTTATCCTCTTCTATCTTTAACAGATCAAGCACATCGTACAAGCTGTTTAGATTTTGATTAGACATCATCGCATTATCTTTGTTTGCGAGTGTGTAAGTAACAGCGTAGAGTATTGCATCCTGCTGTTTCGTATTTAAATTGAATTGCATAATAAAGTTTTAATGTTGGTGTAAATATATATATTTTTTTTAATAAAACAAAAAGGGGGGCAAAGCACCCCCCAATTATAACATTAAAACGTGTTCGGATATGAACACTACAAAAGTACTATTTCATTTTCTTTTTGACAAGAGCTGTGTATTTAGTTATTAACCCTTGTATATCATTGTTTGAGTATTTAGTGATCTGTATAGCTTTAGCGTGTAACCTCTCAGCAGTTCCATAACCAAAATCTTCATCTAATCTTACACCAAACTTGTACTGTTCTCCATATCTAAATACATTACAAGCAGCGCATTGTACTTGGCAGTTTGTTTCATCGAATCTTGTTCCGTAATGCTTTCGACTTTGAAAGTGTCCATTTTGCAATCGCTTCCAATGATCTTGCTTACCACAGGTGTAGCACTCGGCTATGCCCTGAGCATTAGCGTTTCTAAGTCTTATGTACTGACTAAAGATATTATCCAAACGCTTTACAAGATTCTTACGTGATACTTTTTTAGACAATAGCGTTATCTAATATTTGTATGATATGGCGTAGCTCTGACTTCTCAAACTTACCCTCTATCTGTGCATTGTAAGTCTTAAACAACAAATTGTAGATATGCTTTTCAGTATCGCCTTTATCCTCTTTTTTACCTAAGTAATCTATTTTTAAATCAAATTTCATTTTTTTTTCTTTATTATAATATAATAATATAATACTTAATTATATAATTAATTATACTATAAATATAATAAATATTATTTTATATTATTTTAAATTATATATATATATATACTACTTAGTGATTTTTTTATATTTTTCAAAACCTCTACTTCCAAAGTATGCCACATAGATTGTTACTAAAAGTGTTTTAAGTAATTCTATCCACGCTTGGTCTATGTCAAACGCTATATTCAAACTATCAAGCACAATGTAGATCGTAGTAGCAAGGGTAAGATATATAAGCGTTAAAGGTCTTACATTCTTGCTTAACCAACTATCAGAAGTCATATCAGATTGCCAACGCCTACTTACTTCCTGAATCTCCATAGAATCCATTTCAAGCAGTTTTAAGGCAGTTTCTTTATCTTGTGGGGTAAGGGTATCATCTTTTGCTATAAGTCGCTTAAACACGCCTAAGAATCCGTTATCAGGCAATATATCGCCTACTCCATCGCCAAGCGTAGAACCGACTGATTTTAAAAACTTACCCACCTTCGTGTCCTTAAACTTATTTTTACTCATATTTTCTAAATTGTAATTGAAACACAAATAAGTATATATTCAGCTCATTAAATTTGTACCTATTTGTTGCAGGATAATAAGATATACCTGTTATAAAAGATGTGGGAAAAAGTAGTATAATTGAAAAACTACGCATAAGTCCATATTACTTCATTAGATTTCTCTTTGTCTATATCTACGTGGATAAAAGTGTTTGCAATTCCTATACGCTTAAAACCTACATCTAAAAGGCAGTTGATTAAGTGATATCTATCTATTGAATTATTACAAGCTATATCCACAGCTAAGCCCTTTAAATGGCTACTGTTGGGCGTACCCCCTACTTTATCGTTGTGTTTTTCTGTGCGATACCCTGAGTTAATTTTTATAGGTTTATCAAACTTATCCCTCGCTTGGTCTAACATCTCTAAGATATCAGGGTGCATTTTCTTACCGCTTCCCACTTCGTCGGGGCTATCAAATTCTGTATAAGTAAAGTATTTCATGTTAACATAATCCACAATGTATGCAAAATTCACACATAATTTATATTTTATCTATTACCTTTTGTATCTCGTTTATATCTAAGTTTAATTTAAAGCTAAGATCAGCAGCCCATTGGCGTACAGGTCTGCCTTTGTGATATATGATAACAACAGGTACAGTCTGCACTTGCTTCTTAAAGTTATCGTTTTGATCTTCTAACCAAGCAAATTGTACTTCACACCCTATTAAGTTATTAAGGTCTATATTGTGCTGTTTGTTCCATTGTGTATTGACTTGTAATACTGTAATATCTGCTTTTGCAACTTCTCCTAAAGAAGTAGGGCTAAATAGTAAAAACGCTAAGACAATTAAAGTTCTCATCTCAATTCATATACACGCTGCTCAATCAGTTCAA